CGGTCCTCATGGTTCCTTTCTGGAAATCCCCGCGCCTCGGCGCACGGGGTTTATTGCGGGGTCAGCCACCGAGCCCGCTGGCGGTTATCGCGCGGCCTTGTACTCAACGGTGATCGTGTTGATCTGCGAGGCGCTTGTGCCATCTAGGTCGATCAGGAGCGGGCGCCCTTCGGAGCCGACAAAAGTCTCGGAAATAACCGAGACGGTTGCGGCAGCCACCGGGATCTGTGCGTTTACGGTTGCGATATAGAGCTGATCCCCGGCGGCGAGCGCGAAGTTCAAGTTCTCGTTGAACGTCACGCTGGTGGCGGTGTCGCTGGCAACCACGCACCGCTGGTAGGTGTTGTTCGCCACTGATCGAACAATCACGATGTTATTTGCGGCGAATGCTGACGCGCCTGACGCGTGGGTGACAACGGTCTGATCAGAGGGGGCGGTGGCAGTGACTGGGATTCCCGCGGCGGCGGTGTACCCCTTGATGGTGCTCGCGGCCTTGTCGGAGGTCGCGGAGAAGTACAACACCACCGGCTGGCCTGCGCGGCCCGCCGGGGCGATGTAGTATGTGTTCGTCGCGCCGATGTCGGTCGACGTGCCGGAAACCCACCGCTGCGCCTGCGCGGGAAGCAGCAGGCACGCAAGGGCGAGGATTGCGAGGATTTGGTTGAAGGTCTTCTTCATGGTCTTGGTTCCTTTCTTGGAAGTTCAGGATCAGGCGGAGACAAGTCGCTTGATTGCAGCCTCGTTGCCCTTGGCGCTTCCGAAGTTGCACTCAATAACCTGCCTTGTGCTGTCGTTGTCCGGAGAACCCCAGCGACGGAATTCAAAGGTGGCCCCGGTCGCGGGATCCACAATCGCCTCGTACTGGCTCAGGTTCTGGAGCACCTCAGGCGTCGGGGTGATCGGCGCGTTGGCGAACAGTAGGCCCGCCGGGTTTGCGGCCATGCCGACAAGGTTCTCGCCGTTGGCGGGAACGAAGTTAGCCTCGTAGATGTCGAATCCGTTGACCCGAGGAGGGCGACCATCGCGCACCCCCTCGACGCCGCCGTAGGCCAGCGCAGACTTGATGCTCGTGTCCTTCAGGAGCGCGGTGTGGTAGGTGACGCTCAGGATCAGCGAGCGCATGTTTCCCCAGTTGGCCGTGGAGCACACGCCAGCCAAGTCGGCGATGTCGTCAGAGTCAAACCCAGCGGCGGCACCGGTGAAGGATGCAGCCCCAAAGTTCGCGGCGGTAACTTTGCCAAGGACGGACTGGACCACGTCGTAACCGAGGCGTTCCACGCGCTTCTTGATGTGGGTCAGGATGTTGAGGGCGGGCTGTCGGCGAAGCTCGTCGGACGTGTAGGAGAACGCCTGAACCAGACGCTGGTCAATGTTGACCTCGCGCGATGCGGTCGCGGTGTCAGCCATCGCATACGTGCCGTTGAAGGCCACGCTGGCAACGCCAACCAAGTCGATGAAAGGCACATTGACCTTGTTGGTGCCTTCGAGAGTCACACCGCCAAGCACAGTCGAGAACGCGTTCAGCGGCAGGAGCGCGATGGCGAAGGCTTCAATAGCCTCCTGAAAAATCACCTGACGCTTCAGTTCGGTCGAAATGGTGTTCGTGTTCTGGATCAGCGGGAAGATTCGGTCCCGGTTCCGCCTGTACTCGTTGGCGAACGCGATGCCGTTGCTGCGGGCGGTGTGCGGGTTGAACCTGTCCGAAGCGCTTACGCGGCTCCGGATCTGCGCCAACTCTTTGCAGATGATGGTCGGATCCTCCGCCGTAATCCGGACGGAGTGAACAGGCGACGTTCCGGGGATGTTCTGCGGCAATGCGCGGAGAGCGTTCAGGACGGTCTCGTCGGCGGCTGCACGCCTCACCCAGTCCTCGCGGCTGTTCGCGGGGATGCGGTTCTCGGCAATCAGAGCGTCGACATCGCGGCCGATGCGGTTGGCGCGCTCGGTGTCACGCTCGCGGCGGAGGCCGTCGAGCTGCGCCTGCATCTGGACGATTGTGGGATCGGTCGCGGCGGCAGGAGCCGGTGCAGGTTGCGCGGCAGCTTGCGGCGTGGTGACGCTCGCGGCCGGCGTGGTGACGCTCGCGGCCGGCGTGGTAGCGCGGGCGAGGGCGGTGTCGAGGAGCGCTTGAAGGTCGGCGTCCGTGGCTTTGGCGTCCACGCTGATACCGTGCCGCTTCAGGAGCGCGAGGATCTGTTCGCGGTTCATGAGTTGGTCGTTGCTTTTCCCAGAAACCGACTGGGCACGGGAGGCCTGTTGCACCGAATTGCGGATGGCCTCAGGAGCCGCATTCAGTATCGAGGGAGAGATTGAAGCGCTGACGTCGTCGTTGGTGGATTCCGTCGCGAAACCCATGGAGACGGCGGTCTCTCCAGTCATCCATGTCTCAGCGTTCATGAGCTCGAGGAGTTCGTCCTTGGTGCGCTTGGTGCGCTCAACGTAGACGTTCGCGATGGCGTCGCCGTGGATGCGGAGCATGTCGGCGGCCTTCCTCATGGCATGCTCATCACCGGTCACGCGAGACCAAGGGTTGTGGATCATCATGAGCGCGTTCTTCGGCATGATGGTCTTGGACCCGGCCAGCGCGATCACGGAGGCGATGGATGCAGCGCAGCCGTCAACCACCACGGTCACATCCTTCCGGCGCTCGGCCACAATGTTGTAGATGGCCAACCCGTCGTGGACGCTTCCGCCGGGGGAGTTGATCCGCATCTTGATCTTGCGGCCGGCGGGGATCTTCCCGAACTCGAGCGCGAACTCCTTCGATGCGATGCCATCGTCCGTCCACCAATCTTTCCCGATCTGGTCGTGGATCAGGATGGTGTGCTCGTCGCCCATCGCCTGGACGCTGAACCATGGCTTGCGCGGCTCGTTGCCGCCTCTGGATTGGGCGATGGTGTTGAAGATGGGAGTGGTGTTGTTCATGCGGCGAGTTGTCGGGGTTGCTGGGCGGGTGTGGCGGCGCGTTGCGCGGCGACCTCGTATGCCTTGCTGGCGATCTCGTGGACTGGCACACCGCTTTCCTTTGAAAGATCCTGGAAGAACTTCGCTTCGGTCGTCGATTGGCGTGCCACGTTTCGCCAGTCCTCCCCCATGGGCGCGCAGATGCTTTCCATGGTGCGGATGCCAGCCTTGAGTTCCGCGATGACGGCGGCGGAGTCGTAGCCCACATCAACCTTCACGGAGCGCGGGGCGCGGATGGTGCATCGAAGGAAATCATTGGGCGGGTTTTCCAGCGTTATGACGTTTGCGACCGCCCAGCGCAGCCACCACTGGTAGACCTCGACCACCTTCTCCTGCATCACGGCGGACCGGGATCGGAACCACGCGTCACAGACGTCGAGGTCGGCGCGAACCACCGTGCCCTGCATGGAGTGTGGGAACACGAGGAGCTTGGACATGCCGACCCCAACGCAGATGTTGGCGCGCAGGTCCTCCCAGAACGATTGCACGGCGACGCTTGGGCGCTGGCTGACGAACTGCTCCACGGTGTCCCCGTGGAACGTGACCACGGTTCGGCCGGGGATGGCTTTGCTGTAGAACTGTTGGCGCTCTTCGGATGTCGTCTCGCCCTGCGAGTTCACGCCCTGCTCGCTGAACTTTGAGCGCGTGAGTTGTGCGAACTGCTCTGGTGAAAGCTCCCCGGACTCCGTCTTGATGATCGTCGTCTTCTCCGCGGCGTCCTTCGCGGCTTGCATCTCGTAGATGCAGAGGTCGTCGAGGTCGTGGATGTAGTTGAGGACCGGGTACAGGAACGACAGCCCGCGAAGCTGGCCGATGCGCGACGGCTCCCAGATGTGGATCACGTCGGCGATCAGCTTCAGTTGGAAGCTGGACGTTGCACCTTGGAGCGCGGTGTCAACGTAGAATCCGACCGGGCGCCCGAGCGGGTCGAGTTGGACCCCGTCGTGGACGCGGACGTTTTTCGGGTCGTGCGGAGAGGATACGCGGTGCGCCTCGACGAGTTGCAGTCGGGGCCGTGCGGGCGCGCCCATGTCGCTGGTCTTGAGCGCGAACGCCTCGCCGTCGATGAACCACGCACGCGCCATCAGGCTCTGCATCGCCTGGAACGAGAGTTGGCCGTTGAAGTCGCAGCGAGCGGACCAAGCGCGGAACTCCGCGGCGGCGGCTTGGTTGAACCGCTCGTCCGATGACGACGGGATCACGGTCAGACCATTCGCGCCCACCGTGTACTGCTCGAACAGGTCGGCCAGCCGGTTCACGAGCGCGTTGTTCGCCTCGAAATACCGTGCCTTGCGGGCGATCTCCTCGCGGGTGGAGCGGTCGGCATCGAACCGGGCGTCCCGTAGGTAGGCGTCAATGATCGACCGGCGACCCGGGGACCCGTACCGCTTCCCGGCCTCGTACATGGCTTTGGGGCGGGCAAACAAAGACTTGATGGCTGAGAAGATGTTCACGCGATCCGGATGTTGCTGTGGTCCGTCGTGAACGACCGCACCGGTTGAAGCCGATCCATCATCTCCGTGAACACCTCGGCGTCAGTCGCGCCCGTGTCGAGCGCGGCGATGGAGGTCTCGTAGAGGTCGAAGAGTTCACCAACCACACGCAGCGCGGTCGGAGCGTCGAACGAAGACGGGAGCGCAAAGGAAACGCTTTGCCCGTTGCCTTGGGATCCGACCAGAACCTTGCCGGTCGCGACCTCCTGAATCTGCCCACGCAGGGCAGCCTTCAGCGCGTCCTTGAGTGCAAGGCTCGCATCGTCCGCATCCCACTTGATGCCTCGCAGGAAAGCGCGCTTGTCGTTGGTGCGGACTGACATGCTGTCATCTTTCGGCTTTCGCTCGCGGTGTCTACGGCCTCGGTGTTCCGTGGAGTCTCGCGGAGTCTCGCGCCTGCATTTTTCGAGCGCGGCGGCGGGTTTCTGGACAGCCAGACACGGGCCTCGTTCAACGTCGCCGTGCCCCCGGGCATGATGAACCCGCGGGCCTTCATGGCGAAGATGTAGCTCCGAGACTTCCGCAGGAGCGCGGCGAGTTCCTTGGCGTTCAACAACGGCTCATTCATGGGACTCCTCCGGGCTCGGGGTGATGTCTACGGCTCCAATCAGGCCTGCCATGTGGGCCACCATCGCCTGGTAACACACGCACACGAAAAGGTCGTTGCGGCGTTTCGGCGGCACCTTCCAGTGTGGCAGTTGCGCGCCGTCAGGGTTGGACTTCATGACCCGCTCTTCGGCGGCCATGTGCTTCCTGAAATCCTCGCTCACGTCCTTCGGGATCGTCGGCGGGCGGTCGGAGTGTTGAAGGTGGAACAGGATCTCGCGGACCCCATGCTTCGAGTACCGGATGAAGCGCGGTTCCCTCGGGTGGTTCCCGAACTGACCCCCGGCCAGCCTCACAGGTTTGTATACCCAGGGCGCCGTAGGCATCATCTCCCAAAGGGCTTTCTCGTCGGTGTACGGGAGTCGGCGCTTCTTCTGCGGGTTGAAGAACGTCGCAACGCGGTCTCCCTTCAGCGCGTTGAACCCGTGCCTGGCGCATAGCTTGTACACCTCGATGGTGTCGTCGCCGGAGTCCGCGTAGGTCAACCACGGGTGGACCCCGTGATCCTCGAGAATCGCCAGCAGGTCGGAGTCTGTCAGGATCTTCCCCTCCCACACCAGCAGGGAGGACCCATCCTTCCCCCAGTCCATGATCACGGCCCAGTAGTGCGGCAACTCCCCGTCCTCGGCCACACCACGCTGCTTGTCCACGGTGGCGACCCTCATCATCCGATCCGCCATGCCGTCGCGGGACTTTACCACCTCTGGCGAGATGACGATGGGGCGCGATGACCCGCGGTGCTCGGACTCGTCCCAGAACTTTGACTCCCGCTCCTGAAGGTACCGCATCCACGGCTCAGGGTCCCCACCTCGCAAGGCGCGGAGGGCGACGTGCTTCTCCTCGATCAGGCGCAACCACGGGATGTAATCGACGGCCACGGCCTGATACGTCCAGGACCTGTTCGACCTGTGGGCCCCAAGGTTGCGCGGGGCGCTGTAGCGGCTCGACATGGACAGTGCGCGCCGCTCAACCGGCGTGTCGCGAACCACGTACCCGCAGCAAGGGAACTCGTACCGGACGGTGGATGCGAGGCGGTTGTAGTCATAGGACCCGTCCTCGCGCTTGCACCCGTCCGAGTCGTACCTCAGCCCGCCAGGGCCTCCATCATCAGCGCGGGTAAACATGGAGTGAAACGCCCCGCATCCGGGGCAACGCGTCTCCCAATGCTCCTGCGTGCCGGCGAGGAATGCGCGGTGCAGTTGGTCGTCCTTCGTGCCGGCGTTGCTGATGTTCAGGGTGTAGCTGTTCCAGAACGCGGTCGTTCGGTTGTACGCCTTCCCGAGGCGGCCAGCTTCCCACGAGTGCAACTCCTCGTTGATCTGGATCCGGATGGAATCGCTGTCGAGGTTGTCGGCGGAGAACACGCCCTGAACGGTGAGGTTCATGTGGGGCATCACCAGCATGCCGCGCTTCGCCTTGTGCCGGTTCACCGGCCATCGGTCCTTTACGGGTGGGCACGCCAGCAGGATCTTTTCGATCCGCTTGTCCCATCGCTCCAGCGCCTTCTCGTCGTCCTTCCAGTTGTATTGAGCATCCCCGCCCGGTGAGGTGGCGATCAGGAAGCACAGCGCTATCTCCCCGGCGACCGAGCCCCCGGACTGGACCGGCTTCACGAATGTCGCGACCCGAGTCACCCCATCACCGGCCGTCTCGATCACGTCCCGGGTCCACGGGGTGATGTCGGGATCGTAGGCCGCGCTACGGGCGGAGCCCACGAGCTGCACGTTCTCCCGCGCCCAGTCACAGACAGACGTGACCGGGGCAGGGGGGATCCCAGAGCGGAAGCAGTCCGCCAGCCAGCGGGGGCTATTCATCCACGTCCTCCTTGATCTTCTCGATCTTCGCAAACTCCGTCATCAGGTCAGCCTTCAACCGCTCGATGGCGCCGCGCACCCGGTCTCGGATGGCGAGTTCCTCCAAGCCCTTCAGGACGGGCGGGAGTTCGTTGACGAACCGCTTGTCGAGCCCCGAGAACACGGCGGCGACCCCGGTCTGCACCGCAGACTTCACAAGGTCCCGCCCGATGACCTCGCCCTTCTCGCGCTCCAGCTTCAGACGCTCACGCTTGGCCTTTGCCTCGACGAGGGCGTCGGCCCAGTTGCCAACGGCGGCGTCCTCGCCTTGAGCGAACAGCCACGGGAGGAGTTCGCCAAGGTACACTCGAGTTGAGCGGAATGCATGGCAGCCCGCTTTCTTCGACCGCTTCAGCACCATGAGCGGGATCCCGGTCGCGGCGGAGCAGGAGTTCATCGAGTCGTAGGACGGCAGGGTTTGCGCGTGCTCGCGTGGCCTTCCGCGCTTCTGCTTCTCCTTCGGCTTCTCGGTGTTCTCATCGAGCAGGCGTTGCTCTGCTGCGGTGATGGACTTCCCCTCCTTGAGCTTCTTGAGGATGGCCCCGACGCGGGCCTTGCGGATCTGGTCGGCCTGCTCCGGGGAGATGATCGGAGTGGGCTTTTTCATTTCACACGTTTGGCGGCGACGGCGTCGAACGTCTCGCCGGTGGATTCGAGGGTGGCCTGCTTTCCGGTGAACGCCTGCCAGCGCTTCACAGCGACGTCAACGTATGAAGGGCTCAACTCAATGGCGAGGCATCGGCGGCCGGTCTGCTCGCATGCAATGATCGTTGTGCCGGATCCGGAGAAAGGCTCGTAGACGTGGTCCCCTTTGTTGCTGTTGTTCTCGATCGGCTTCCGCATGCACTCGACCGGCTTCTGGGTGCTGTGCCCCGTCTCTGACTTCTGCGGCTTCGGGATCTCCCAGAGCGTGGTTTGTTTCCGGTCGCCTGCCCAGTGTCCGGTTCCACCCTTCTTCACTGCGTACCAGCAGGATTCGTGCTGGTAGTGGTAGTGACCCCTCCCGATTGCGAAGTTCGACTTGGCCCAAATGATGTGTTGCCGAGGTTCAAAGCCGGCATCCTTCAGGCTGTTGAACACGGACACCTGCAGTGGACCTGGGGCATGCCACACGTAAGCCACCTCCCCTGGAAACAACGCCCACGCTTCGGACCAGTCGGCCTTTTCGTCATTCAACACCTTCCCGACGACTTGCCCACCAATGGGCGAGCCGTCGCTTCGCGTGGCTTTATTCCTCCAGTTGGCATCGTACTCCACCCCGTAAGGCGGATCCGTAACCATGAGATGCGGTGTCGCGCCTGCCAGCACCCGATCGACAACGTGCGCCTCGGTTGAGTCTCCGCAGGTGATCCGATGCGCGCCGAGGATCCACACGTAACCCAGCTCCGTCAC